TGAGCCTCAAAAACTCAGCGAGGTGGATAGAGATATAGTGGTGCAATGTCTCGAAATTATTGAAACTACATGTCGTTTCTTTGGATTCAAAGGAACCTGGGATCGTCGATCCACAACGGAACACTGGTGTAAGCTCTCAGAAGAGATGACATGGATAAAGGCTGCGAAGTATAAACTCGCGGCTTTCTTCTCATTTCACACTCATCAAGAACTACCAGAAGGTCCGAAGTGTCCCGATCACCCTGGCGAACTCGTTGGAGGTCGCCTTGGCAGGTTCTTAAAACTTTATCTTCGACGTGCCACGCAGACGGAGCAATTCACACTTTTGACGACGATTAACATCGGAATCAAGAAAGGAATGCCTCGACCGCGAAAGCACGAGTTGGAAGCTGCGAAGAAGAAGTTTTTGACGACAATCACCAAAGAAGAGCAAGTTGACGTACGGAAAGAAGTCGTTGGTTCATTGATTGCTTCCTGGGCAGACGTTACGGATCTTGAAGAACAGAAGATCGAAACAGTACTGAACAGGGAAACAGTCATCCACCAACTCAATCGAACCGTACAAGAGCTTTTTCAGCTGCATGACTACACCGATGAAGATCGGATGAAGGCCATGCTGCCGTCAACTTCCGCCAATTACATCAATTCCAAAGCGAAGGGCGGTACCGTTGGGTACCTTCTTCAAAAAGGAAATGAGTTATTGACGGGGCTGAAGTCTCCTAATGGGTGCATTAGTTACAATAAAATCGAGAACGAAGAGAAAGTCACAGACACGGACAATTATCGCCAAAATACAGATCTCCTCAACGAACGTTTCCGTACGTTGTGGGGAAGAATGCTCGGGAAAGCGGTCCAGGATGACAGTGATGTCGTCCCAGTCGCGCTACCAGAGGCACTCAAGATCCGTATAATAACAAAGGGCCATCCGTGCTTGCAAACTGTTCTCAAAGGCCTACAGAAATTCATGCATAGAGTTCTGCGACACCACAGAACTTTCCAACTTATCGGAACACCTGTTACAGAACATATCCTTCGTGATGTAATCGGAGCCAAACTGGGAGCTAATGAAAGCTTCCTGTCCGGTGATTATGCGGCAGCAACCGACAACCTCAAGTCCTGGGTCTCAGAGACGATCGCGAATGCGATCGCCAATGTGAC